CATTCCCGGATTTTCGTATATTAAAGAATCCGATATGAGTAGTTCGGCAGCGAATGTGTTAGCTTCTCTTTCGATCCATGCGGTAGACAGGAATGTTTTGTTACGGATAAAATAACAATTTTCTTTTCTGTGCAAGAGAGCGTGACCCAGTTCATGAGCCATAATTAAATACATTTCTTTCTCTGAAAGATTTTGATTTAAAAATATGTATCTGTGATTTTTTAAGAACATATAACAACCATCGCAGTTTATGTTTCCGATTTGATAAAGGACACCTAAGGTATCTGCTATTTTAAATGGGTCGTTTGTCCCGATTTTTCTTATGTAGTAAGCGACCATACGTTTTATGTTTTTTCGCATTTGCAACACCTACTTTTTGTTTTTATTCGGATTGTATTTTTCCTTATTAATTAATTTTAAACGCTTAAGTGCTATTTCTAACTCCTCCTTAAATAAGTCCATTGATTCTTCCGACAAGTTTTCACCGTTGTAAGATACTGGACCATCTTCTTTGTTTGATAACTTAGCCATTATAGAGTCTAAATCTTTTGCAATATCTCTATTATCTCGTGTGGTTAAGTAATTTTCAGATTTATTACCAGTCCGTAAATAATCTAAAGTCACCTCGAAATAATTTGCAATTTTTAATAACTTCTCATCTTTTGGCTTGCTGCGTCCATTCTTCCAATCAGAAAAAGTAGACTTTGTTATCCCAGTGGCTTTTGCTACATCCGCATCTTTAACACCTTTGGAATCTCTTAATTCACAATAAATTTCATACATGTATTTCACCTCGAAAAAAAATTCTGAAATCAGTACGAAAAAGTATTGACAAGTTCTGAAAGCCGTACTATAATAAACCTACAAGGTTCGGAAATCAAAACAAAATAGGTCAAAACTAATTCATATAATATATCTGGTAAATGTATTATAACTGATTTCCGAACTAAAATCAATAGTTAAGTTCGGAAAGGAGCGAAAAAATGTACGCAAAATACGCAAAATTGAGAGATAAAAAAGGCGTAACTGATTACAGAGTGTCAGAAGATACAAAAATAACGAAATCTACTTTTTCCGATTGGAAATCAGGAAGAAGTAATCCTAAAATTGACAAGCTCAAAATCCTTGCCGATTACTTCGGAGTAAGCATTGAGTATTTCTTAGAATAGGGATAGCAAAACAAAAATCAATGAGGTGTAACAAAATGACATGCAATGATTGCAGAAAGAAAAAGAGGTGCATAGAGAGCAGCAGAATGTATCTGTGTACTGAATTTAGTAGAAAGCGAGGTGATAAGCGTGAGCGAAATCATACAAGCACCGGCAATCGCAAAGATAGTGGGGTGTAGCGTGAATCAAGTCCGTTACAACATTAAAAATGGATTTTGGAAGTTTGGGCGAGTTACAAAGACTGGACAAGCGAAACATCGCTACGAATCTACGATAACGGAAGTAGCAAGATATATCGGTATTAGTAGAGAAGAGGCGATAAAACGATTAGAAGGAGGTGATACATAGTGAACTGGAACAGAAGAAAAGCACTCCCTGATTGGGAGAAAAGAAGAATCCGAAACCGCCATAAGTGGTATCAGCGAAGAGAACAGGTATTAAATTACATTACAGTATTTCTTTTGCTGGTTATCATGGGGCTTGGAGTGTTTATGACGATTTTTCTTGCAACGGGAGGAATGCAATGAGAGAAAAATGGAAAGGAAAAGTCTACAGTGCAGTGCTTGCAGTAGTAGTGGTAGGAACGCCATGTTTAATGTTTTTGGACTGGCTGTTGAATGGATATTAAAAAAGCACCCAAGGTTTGCAGACCTTTTAGGGTGCCAAGCTTAAAACACAATTAAATTGTAGAGGATTTTGGAGGGAAAGTCAAATGAAAAAATTTGAGTTAACAAGTGAATTTATCACTAATATTTTCGGGACAAAATTATTTCGTATTAAAGCATTAATCGAGTTTGGAAACGTTGAAGCGGGTGAGCTTGGCGGTTTCGTGGAAAAAGAAGAAAATCTAAATCATGAAGGCAATGCTTGGGTGTGTGGCGATGCTGAGGTGTATGGCAATGCTCGTGTGTGTGGTGATGCTCGGGTGTGCGGTAATGCTCGGGTGTACGGTAATGCTCGGGTGTACGGTAATGCTTGGGTGTACGGTAATGCTTGGGTGTACGGTAATGCTAGTGTGTGCGATGATGCTTGGGTGTACGGTAATGCTCGGGTGTACGGTAATGCTAGTGTGTGCAGTAATGCTCGGGTGTGCGGTAATGCTCGGGTGTACGACGATGCTGACTACGCCACGGTGCATGGTTTTGGCTCCGAATATCGTACAACTACATTTTTTAAAACAAAAGTAGGAGAAATTGGTGTGAGATGTGGATGTTTTTATGGAAATTTATCAGAATTTAGCAAAAAAGTAGTAGAAACACATGGAGAAACGAAAAAGGCAAAGGAATACTTGATGCTTGCTGATCTGATGGAATTTAGATTTTCGGATAACTCAATGGAACAACTAGAAGGAACGGTAACAATGCCGTTGATAGTATATCAGCAGCTTAGAAATGATACGAGTCAGATTTTCGATTCGCACGGAACTGACCATGATTCTGAGGATAAGAAGAAAGGGATTTGGCTCTGCTTAAACCAAGAAAAACTCTTTGACCTTGCGTGGGAAGAGATGAACAGACGCGGGATTGACATATCGAAGTACGACAGGGAAAAAGCGAGATATGAGCATGGATTTGTAAAGTTTGGGTTTAAAGAAGAGGAGGTGGATACAAATGGCACAGATGGATTATCAGATTATTAAGACATTGGTTGTATTTCCACCCGAGGGAAACGGGGTTTTTCACAAGGAATTGAATCTGATCAGCTGGAATGGGCGGATGCCAAAGTACGATTTGCGCTCATGGACCAATGACCACGAGACGATGACAAAGGGTGTAACCCTGACGGAAGAACAGATGAAAGAGGTTGCTTTTACAGCCTTGAAAGGAATGGGGTGTCTGTAGAATGGCAAGATTAACAATTAAAAATCCTTCCGTACATCCGGCGCAAAAACCTACATATCGAATTCCAATCGACAGAGCCGGAGAGTTCGCTATTAAAACATTCGGGAGGTTCACGGACATGCATGGGGATATGGTGACAAAACTTGGAAAGTATGAGGACTTAGGGGAACCGGAAGAGCTCGCAAAGAAATTAGGAATCCGATTGGAGGGATAACGGGTGGAATATATACCAGGATATGATCAATGGAAAACATCCTTATCGGAAGAACAAAAACCGAAGGAACACTGTGCAATGTGCGGAGACCCTATATATGAGGGGGATGTACTGTATACGGTTGATGGCGGTCTTTGCGAGAACTGTATGGAGGATAGGTATAAAACAAATAATCTCTCGGAATCCTGAGTGATTATTATCGGCAACAGCCGAAATGCGTACTTTGAAAAGTAAATATGATTCGGAACAGAAAAAAGAACATGGAAAACAGACATAACTGTCGCTATGCCTGAAAAATAGTGTATAATGATCAAAGGATTATGCCACATTTAAAATCAACTTTGCGAGGGTGGATTCAAAGGGCAAATCCCAAGCATCCAAATGCTGAAGCATGAGGATGTGATACAGGCGGCAGTACCACATCTTAGTTGAGCGGTGTCTGCCGCTTTCTAATTGAAAGTCTATTTTCTCACGTTTATTCGAACGTTCTGCTGAAGTTCTGGCATTGTATTCTAACTTCCATTGTTCACTGTCACGAGGCGGGAAATTGATCAGCCTTGGATTATCTTTCATTGCAAGATGAACGGTGCGCCCATATTTGGAGTCTGAGCAGGGAGTGCTACAAGAACATCCGTATTTACGGCTGGCAAGCGGACAACGGAATTTTAACCGTGCCTTTGAAGGCTCAGAACCGTCATGATTCATTTTTCGTCCTGCTTTGCAGATAGGGACACCATCTTTTCCAATGGTAAAATCATCTTTGTATTTCATGCTGATTCCCCGCTTTTCGTTTAAATCAATGAAAGGCTGAATATCATTCTTGCGACAGTATAAGTAATAAGACATGGCATCATGAGCGGAATCTAAAAGCCATTTTCTGACATGAAAATCAGGAAGAAAAGCTTTGAAACGAAAGTAAGCTTCCAAAAACCCATGAGAATCATGCTTTGATGCAGGATTGAATAAAGGAAATAAAGGTAGGTCGCTTTCTGAGTTCGCTGCAACCAATATATATAAGTGGTAGCCATGGTAAAAGCATTCTCTGGAAGAATCATAACCGATGTCACAGTCAGGCTGGGAAAAGTAACGGTCACAATGACAGGAAGTAATTCCATTTTTGGAACATTCGCAAATACGGTGCTTCCGTTCGCGTGCAGATGTTGTAACAGGCATTCCATCGCCGGCAATGGAAAGATTGGAGATATCAATCAATCCTTTGGATATGGAGACCGATAAAAATTCATGATCATAAATCTTGAAAAGAGAAGCATAAGGCTGTTCATCTATGGAAAAAGAAGAATGTTCCATAGATTGGAAAAGTTGTTCAACTGTGACTTTTTCAATGGGTTCTGCCTTATCGCCTTTTTGTTTTGGTTTTTTGACCTTCTTCTTTTTTACAGGATGGATATGAGGAGAAAGATTATCAGAATCAGAATCCCAAAGCCTGTCAAGGAAGTCATAAAAAGTGCCGACACCGGGAGTATCACCAAACTGGAATCCGCTGAGGATTGCATAGAGTGGATTTATCTTCAATTGAGCAGCCCAATCGGTAAGGGAATGGACTTTAAAATCAATGGAAAGAAGATAAGAACGTTGCATACAGGAAGGAGTCCTTGGTTTTGGACCAAAGACAGAGTATTTGCTGCGGAGCAGTTCATCGGTATAAGAAAGATCGAGATTCCAGAAACGTTCGATGATGTCCCATGTTGATTTAGCAAAAACAGTGGGATCCGGATAATATTTACGAAGGTTTTCGAGTACAAAAGTTTGATAGGCGGTATGACCGCCGGAATTAACAGGTAACATAAAAATCGCCCTCCAGTCGATGAAAATAAAATATATTCAATCGGCTTCGCCGCAAATTTTGAGCGATTTGTCAAGACTTTTTGGGCAAAAAAGTGGGGGATTTTAATAAAAAAGGAATCTGCAAGCCTTGATTTTACTGAGCTAAAGATTCCGAGAGATTATTATAAAAATTAGGAGGTAAGAGAATGGCGAGAGAAGTTGATTTAGGGAGTATTGTTGGACCAGCAGGTCCGCAGGGAAAGCAGGGAGAAACTGGTCCTACAGGTCCTAAAGGTCCGCAAGGAATCCAAGGAGTTCAGGGACCAAAAGGAGATACCGGATTACAAGGACCAAAAGGAGATAAGGGGGATCCGTTTGCTATTTCAAAGACATTTGCTTCTATCAAAACTATGAATGATGGATTTGCAACTGATGGCATAAAGGAAGGACAGTTTGTATTGATTGATACCGGAAATGTGGAGGATGAAGATAATGCAAAATTATATGTAAAGGGAAGCACCTCTTATACATATATTACAGATCTCTCCGGTGCGAAAGGCATGACCGGACCATCAGGTCCGCAGGGACCACAAGGAGTTCAAGGACCAAAAGGAGATACCGGATTACAAGGTCCAAAAGGGGATAAAGGAGAAACGCCTACTTTCGAAATTCGAGATGGGAATTTGTACGCTATTTACAATGATTAGAAAGAAGGGGATGCCCAATATGGAGATCAGAGCAGGACCGTAATGGTC